CCGGCGCTCAATGCCGAAGGTCCCCTTTCCCCCAAACAGGAAACCACGATGTCCCGGACTGCCGAACTGGCGGCGGGCATTGCGGCGCTGGGTTTGCAGCCCGATGCCGACGATGCCGCGATTGCCACCGCCATCAACAGCTTGAAAACCGAACGCGACCAGGCCACGGCGCTTGCCAAAAACAGCGAGCAGCCAAGTTTGCAACTGTATGTGCCGCGAGCGGATTATGACGCGCTCAAAGCCCGCGCCGAGAATGCCGAGCAAAGCCTCCGCCAACGCGATGAAGCGGCGCACACGGCGGCGGTTGAGGCGGCGATTGCAGGCGCGGTCAAGGACGGCAAGATTGCGCCGGTCAGCGTGGAGTATTACCGCGCCCAGTGCAAAGAATCTGCCGGGCTGAAAGCGTTTGAGGATTTTGTGAAATCCGCGCCGGTGATTGGCGGCGCATCGGGACTGGATCAAAAAACCCCGGCGACCACGAATACCGCGATCAATTCCGATCTCACCGCGAGCAAAGCCCGCGCGTATATGGCCGAGCAGAGACAGGCCGGGATTGAAGTGAATTACACCGCTGCCGTGAACCACGTTTTGAAGGAGACCCGCGCATGAGCCGCAATATCCCCGGCCTGACCCTGGCCTATACCGCCAGCACCGATATTCCCGCCCGCGTGTTGGTGAAACACGGAGCCAATGATGGTGAGGCTGCACTTGCGACAACGAAGGAAGACGCTTTTCTGGGCGTCAGTACCGATGTTGCCTACACAGTTGGTCAGCACGTCGATGTCATCCGCTCTGGCGTGACGCCGGTGCTTTATGGCGCGGCGATTGTCCGCGGTGCGGCACTGACCGCCAACGCTAACGGCGCGGCGATTCCCGCCGCCGCAGGCGACCAGATTGCAGGCTATGCCGAAATCTCCGGCGCGGCTGGCGATATCGGTTCCATTTTCATTCAGCGCGGCGCGCTGTAATCCCCCGAGGACGTTGACATGCCCACTCCCTTTCCCGTTGATCCGGTATTGACCGCGATCACCATCGCGTATCGCAACGATGACTATATTGCCGATGACGTGCTGCCACGCACCCCGGTGGCGAAGCCTGAATTTAAATGGCACAAGCACCGCCTGGCCGATGGTTTTACGATTCCTGATACCCGGGTCGGGCGCACCTCCGCCCCCAATCAAGTGACATTCGGGTTTGATGAGGTGGCCGATGCGGTCACTGAATACGCGCTGGACATGCCGGTACCGAATGCGGATATTGAAGCCGCCAGCGGCACCGGAGTTGATCCGGTCGGCAATGCGACCGAACGCGGGAGCAATCTGATTGCGCTGGATCGCGAAGTGCGCACCTCGCGCCTGGTGTTCAATCCTGCATCCTACGCCACAGAGAATGTCAAGGCCACCGCCGCAGCGGCGAAGTGGAACAAGCCGGACAGCAAACCCCTGCACGCGATCATCGACGCGCTGGATAACGGTCTTTTGCGCCCGAATATCGCCATTTTGGGCAATACAGCGGCGACCGCACTGCGCAGGAACCCGCAGATATTGACCGCGTTTTATGGCAAACCCACGACAGACGGGTTTGTGCCGCTGGACTGGCTGACAAAATATCTTGAACTGGATGCGATTTATGTCGGCAAGTCGCGGCTGAACATCAACCGCCCCGGACAGGATGTGGAATTGCACCGCGCCTGGGGTCCGAGTGCAGCGTTTATTTACCGCGACCGCGTCGCCGGGGTGCAGGGCGGGACGACGTTCGGATTTACCGCGCAATGGGGGCAGCGTGTTGCCGCCCGGATTGAGGATGTGGATGTCGGCATGCGCGGCGGTGTTCGCTCCCGCGTGGGCGAATCGCTCAAAGAGGTGATTGCTGCGCCTGAACTCGGGTTTTATTTCCCGGACGTGGTGGCGTGATGTATCTGACCCCTGCCCAGCTTGCCAGCGGGGTTGAGATGCGCCATGAGCTGTCCGAGCTGTTTGGCGTGGACCCGGAGTTGCTGGCGCTCATGCTGCAAGGCGCAATGCCGGACCCGGCGGAGTGGTCGCCTGCGGAACTAGCCGCTGGCGTGCACGCGCTGGATGAAACCGAACAGACGATTATCCGCGCGTGCGCCGAGATCGATGCGTATCTGGCAACACGCGGGTATGCCTTGCCGGTGGATGTGAGCCGGTTTCCGATTGTGGGCACCTGGGCGCGGGCGATGACTCGGTATTGGCTGCACACCCAGCGCGAAGGCACCCAGGACACCAGTGGGCGGATTGAGCGCGATTATCGCCATGCGCGGGAGTTTTTGCAGTTGGTGGCTGCCGGAAAGGTCTCGCTGGGTGCGAATGACCCGCTGACCGCCAGTTCTGCGAACACGGTTCACCTGAGCGGTCCTGGCCGTTTGATGGGCCGCAAAACACTGGGGGCGCTGTGATGAATGTCGGTCCCTTTCCGGCGGCCGAGGTCATGGCCCGGCTGCGCGCCAAGGTGCCGCTGGCGAAATCCATCGGCACGGCGGCGACCCTCGATGCGGCGGTGGAGATGCCACCCAATGCGCAACCGGCCTTATATGTGTTGACCGATGAACACGGCGGGCCGGGCAAGTATTCGGGGCCGCTTACGGTTCAAAACGTCGAGGTGAATATCCGCATTGTGTATCTCGTGCGCAGCGCATCGGGAGAAAAGCACGGGATCGGCGCGCGCGCCAAGGCCGATGAACTCATCACGCAACTGCGCGCGGCCTTGATCGGCTGGACCCCGGCCAGTGCCTTTGAGGCGCTGACATTTTCTTCCGGGCGCGATGACCGCTACCGCACCGGCTGGCTGGCCGGGCAGGAACATTTTAAGACCCGTTACCGCATACACACCGAGGCTGCGCCATGAATCCTTTTCCGACCCGACACGGCGACTGGCACATCATCGACGGACAACTGGTCGATCTGAGCCACCCGCCGCCTGAATCCTCCACGCCCGAGGCTGTCACCGGCAGCGACGACGACAGCCCACCTCCCCCTGCGTCGCTGCCACCTTCTTCCCCCAAACGCCGCAATCCCCCTTTGTCCGAGGACTGACCGATGGCCCAGCCTGACCTGACTCCCTTCACCCAGCGTATTTTGCTGCTGCGCCTGCGCAGCAATCCCGGTACGCCGGGGGTGCCCACAGCGGCCAATCACGGCGTTGTATTGTTCAACGGCCAGTCCGGGACCGAGATCGATGTGGTCGAGCGCCCGTTGGATCGCCCGTTTTACGGCGGCGCGCCGTTTGGCATTGCCAACAAGCGTGCGTTTATCGAGGGCGAGATTGAACTGTACGCGCCCAAAACCCCCGGCAAGACCAATACCAGCAATGCCGATGCTCACGCCGTGCTGCTGCCTGCCGGGTTCACCACAGTCAAATCGGCCACCGCCAAAACCACGCGTTACACTCCGGTGAGCGAGGCTATTGCCGCGAGCGATGCATACTTTCACCATGCCAAAATCCTCAAGAAAGTCGCCGCCGCCCGCCACGCCTTGAGCGCGGTCACGTTGGAGATTGGCAAACACTTCAAGGCCAATGTGCGGATTCAGGGCGATTATCAGGACGTGGAAGAGGCCCCGGTCCCGAGCGTAAGCTTGCCCGATGTGGTGCCGGTGGTGGCCAGTGCACACAACACCACCGCCAAGGTCACGGTGGCGGGCGGCAACGCGTTGGCGGTATGGGCCAAAACCTTGACCCTGGACACCGGCAACCAGATCAGCCAACGCGACTACACCTCACACCGCGAGACCGGGATTACCGCCCGCCAGCCGACATTTACCTTCCGTCTGGCCAGAACCGGCCTGGCCGATTTCAACCCGTGGGCCGTCCGCGATGCGGGGACGGTGGTCAATCTCGCCTTTCGCCTCAATGAGGGCGGGAACCTGTACAGCGAGCTGGGCATCCGCGGCCAGATCGAGCAGATCAGCGAAACCGACATTGACGGGGACTACGGCTGGGAACTGTCCGGTCGCTGCATCCCGTCCAGCAGTGGCGGCGATGAGTTTTATATCGAGTTCGGCGATACCACGCCTTAAGGCAAACGCCACCCTTTCCCCAATCCAGCACGATTCAAACAAGGTTCAAAACAATGTTGAAACTCTCCAAAACCAGCACCATTGCCCGCACGGTCAGCGTGCAGTTGGGTACCGATGATCCCGGCGTCTTCAACGAAGGCACGATCACCGTACGCTACAACATCCTGCCCAAAAGCGAGATAATCGAACTGACCAACCAGGGCACGAGCGATCACGACTATATCCGCCGCGTGGTGGCCGATGTGAGCGGGTTGTGTGGTGACAATGACCAGCCGCTTAGCGGCGAGGCCGCGCTGGCCGAAGTGCTGGATGGCCGCTTGAGCATGTATTTGCAACGGGCGATTCTGGATGAGTTTTTTGACCATTTTGGGGATGTGCGGGTAAAAAACTCCAGGCCGTCGCGCGGGCGCTGAGCGGGCGCGTTGACGGGGAATTGATTCCACGCCCGCAGGGCGAGATGAGCGCGGAGGCGTTTTTGCGCGGGGATATTGCGGGCGCGGCGGGCGGCGAAACGGTCATTGAAGTCCTGGCCGACAACTGGGACACGGTGCGCGCATTCCGGCACTGCCAGCCGAGTTTTATCACCGGCCTGCACGCACCGGTGTATCTGGGCATTTCCGCACTGGAATTACAGGCCGCGTGCGGGTTATTGCGCATCACGCCCGATGATGATCTTGTCGCGGGCATCAAGATCATGGCTGAAGAAACCGCCCGCGTGTATTCCAGCAAGGCATAAATCCGTGAGCGAAAGCGAAGTCACCTTGAGATTGCAGGCCGATAACAGCGGCCTCATTCCGCCGGTCAAGCAGGCCAGGGCAGCGGTGGACGATCTTGGTAAAGCGGCGGGCGCTTCAGGGCGCGCGGGCGCGGCAGGGTTATCGAATATCGGCACTGCCGCCAGCGCCGCAGAGCGCGATGTCGGGCGATTGGGTAACGCGGCCAAACTCGCCTTCGGTTCGGTCGCGGCGTTCGCATCATTGAGTGTTGCCAAAGGTCTGGCCGCAAGTTTTCTACAGGCCGCTGACCGCGCCGGACAATTATCGGCGCGGATGCAACTGGC